TTTCATCTCAAGTGATTCCCTCTCGGTACCAAAATTGACGATAGCGGCGTACGATGTCATCAGCCGATCAGGTCCCAACAGCGTCACCTTGACAGAGTATCCTGCCGTCTTGGGTGTCGATGAACGGCCCCACGTCGTGTCGAACGACTGTTGAAGAGCTGCGTAATCAATGTCTGCCATGAGAAGGTTGCTCCTCGGCCTAAATATGGCCGTTGCACAGGACTAACGCAGTTCAAGGACAAGTGATAGCGGTGGGCGATCAACTTCAACCCCTTGCACCTGTTCTGCTGATGGTCGCCAACCGTCACGCCAGGCCTGTCGACGTGGATGAGCCCACATCATGGCACAGCGCTCACAGCACCCAAATTCACGGTACGCACGATCATCATCCTGCGACCGCATCAGGTGATCACAGATCGGACACGCCAGCGGCGTCACGGGTGAGGCATCGACCGGCACGATGACGACAAAGTCACCGGGTCGATCGTCGATCAGTCTGTCTCGGAGGTACGGTCGCCATGCCACGATTCATTGTACATCACGCAGCTATCTTTTTCGACCTTGTTGATCTCAATGATGTGATCGGCCGCGTCCTTGACACCGTCGACGTGGGTGATGACGACGATGGTCTTGAAGTAGCGCTTGAGTGACATCAACAGGCGGTTACAGGCCTCAACGCTAGCGGGATCCATGGGGCCAAAGGCCTCATCGATGATGAACATGTCGGTCTTGGGCAACGATGATACGTTGATCAGCGCCACGCGGATGGCCAACGAGGCGATCATCTTCTCCATGCCGCTAGCCAGCTCGATGGGCCGGCGACTGTCGCCGTAGTCAATGTAGACCTCCATGGAATCATTGACGTCGTCGACCTCAAGCTCAATGTTGAAGTCAACGATGCCGTGAAGAATCTCGGCAATCTCGGCGTTGATGACGGGGAGCTGTGACGTGGTGATCAACGCCGGGATGCCCTTCCTCGAGAAGGCCTGTGCAATCAGTTCGTGAGCCTTCATCAACTGCAACAGGTTGTGGCGGTGGGTCGCATCAATTGCCAACTTATCGAGGTCAGACTGCATGCGACCCACCTCTGATGCCGCTGTCAACTTTTCAGAATCGTGCCTGCGCGCTGCCTTCTGGAGCTCATCGATCTGGCGACGCAGCGTCACGACCTCCACATTTCCTTCATTCTTCAACGCTTCTTCGAGTTCCGCTAACCGGCGTGCGGTGGGCTCCAGTGTGCCATTGATGTCATCTAGCGCACCCTCCAACTTGACAAGTTGAACCTGCTTTGCAGCAATGTCAACGCGGAGCTTGGCCTGTGCGCTGATCAGTTGTTCAACTTTGGTGACCTTATTGTGAAGGTCCTCTTGTTGCAGCGCTTGCAACGCCAGCTCCGCCTTCTGCAACTTGTCGAGAGAGCGTTCTACCTTGTCACGCTGTGGCTCTACGCGTTCCTTGTTCTTGTGGGCATCCTTGATGAAGCGACACGTCGGATAGTCATCACCGAACGGCACGTCGTCAAGTATTTTCAGCGACCGCTGCTGTTGCTTCAACAGGTCAGCATCCTTCTCGTGTGCGTGACGGAGCACCTCGAATGATGATTCTAGGACGCGATAGGCCTCTTGGCGCTGCTTCAATGCGCCTAGGTCATAGTCAACTAGCACTGCATCGATCGACGTCACTTTCTTCAGCATCAGCCCAATGTCAGCGTGCAATTCATCGATCTTTTGAGTCGTGGCCCGGGCCTTGGTCGTCAGTGAATCAACGTGATTACGTTGTGATTCAACCTGCGTCTGTGTCACGGGAATGAAGTCCTTGAACGAGGCCAACTGTTGGCGCAGTTAATCGAGTTGCTGGCTGGCGTCGTGGAGCAGGTGATCCTTCTCATCGATGGTTGTACGAGCAGCATCGAGCCTCTCGTTCAACGAGCGTTGTTGTTCCTGCCAGTCGCGTTCGGGCAATTGGCGGAGCGCCGCTTTGTTGACATTGACGTCATCGGTGGCCAACCTGAACATCCTGTCGAAGATGTCGAGATCTAAGAACCGCGACAGGATCTGCCGCCGCTTCGTCGACCCATGGTTGATGTACTGCTTGATCTCATCCTGCGATGCCACGCTGGTCAGCAGGCAATCGTCACCGGTGCCGATCAACTTGCGAATCACCTTCTCGGTGTCCTTCCGCTCTTCACCCGCCAGGTCAACGGCCTCACCCGTATCATTGATCCTGAAGACGTTGAGGTTGGTGTTGGCATTGACAGCGCCGTGCTTGTTCTCGTGCTTGACGGTCTGGCGCTCGATGACGTAGCCCGTACCATTGACGTCGATGATGGCCTTAGTGTAGCAGTGGTCGTGCCTGACGTTGACGACATGGAGGTTCTTGACGTTGCCCCGGTCGGTGGTGTTGAACAACGAGTACATGACGGTGCCGACGATCGACGACTTGCCAGCGCGATTGGGACCAAAGATGCCGACGATGCCCGGCAACTTGTCAAAGTTGATGACATTGCCTGCACCGTACGCAAACATGTTGTCGAAGGCCAGGTGTCGCAGTTACCACTTGGTATTACGGACGACGTCATCACTGTCGAGAGCACGGGTCAAGTAGCTGCCGATCTGCTCACGTACGGCCGACCACTCATCGTCGGTGACGCCGTCGGGGTGATAGTCCTTCACCAATTTCAACAACACATCGGGGTTACGGAGGTCTTCCTTGGCCAGTATGGCGGCACCGGCCTGCAGCACATCGCGATTGACCTGATGGTCATTCTTGAAGGTCACCTCCGACGCCTTGAGCTCCTCCTGCAGGGCCTGCGTCAGCAGCGTCACCTCCTTCTGTGCCAGCACGTCCTTGCTCCTGATCCTGAAGCGGCCGCCTGACGCACAGATTTTCTTGGCCCTGTTGACCAGGGCACCGATCGACCCAGTCCATTCTAGCGTCACGTAGGGTTGCGGATTGGGCAACTCACAGAACTTGACGTCAAAGTTAGACTTGTCGGCGATGTCCCACAGCAAGTAACCATGTGTCAGCGATTCTCCATAGTTCTGCTGCACAGGAGAAGATGGGTAACCCACCCACGGTCGCTTGACGCGGATCTTGATCTTACCGGCGCTCACCCGATCACCTCGGCTTCCGGGTAGTTGCCAATGTCGGCGGCATCGATCTCCAGCTCCACGTCGCGGCCTGCTAAGAATTGGTGAGTGTGGATGTCCCCCAACATTGCAAAGTCCCAACCCTTGAAGAATTCAACCGTGGTGCCTTCCTCAATCAACCAGTTGGTGTCGGTCGTCGCTCCCCAGATCGGGCCGTGGTAACAGGCGATGTTGACCTTACCCGGTATGGGCTTGACCTTGTCCCAATTCTCCTCGTCAAACAGGCTAAAGACACCCCACACATAACCAGGGGCAAACTCGTAGGTGCCACTGTGCTTGTAGAGGTGCACGCGTGGATTGTTGAGTGCGGCAATGATGGGAGAGATGGCGTCTTGGCGCGAACGGTTGCTGCAGTTGAGGTCGTGGTTACCGAGCATCACGTGGACGGGAGCAACTTCAGCCAACGCACTGAACCACCAGCACATGAACTCAATGCACTCAGGCGACATACCAGAAGTCTTAGTGTGAAAACTATCGCCCCCAATGAAGATGTGATCGACCTTCTGTTCCCTACACCGCTCGATGAAGGTAGTAAAGATCTGCTTATACTCTGCGTGGCGACTTAAATTACGGACGTGGACATCAGCCGTGTGGGCAATCCTTAGCATGCAGGCACTCTCTATAGATCAGTACAGCACCGCAAAGGATCTGTACAATGGATGTTGGCGGCGGGCACCCTCACAACCTGATCTGTGCCGCTACGTCTAACCGATCCATGAAAGCATCGTCCCAACTAAAGGGCCGCGCTGTCACCAACGCCTGCCTGAAGTCACGCTTGGCCATGTCACCCGGGTCGGTCGGCACCGTGACGATCCTCACCGGCACGTCGAACTCCGCCAGCTTGCGGGCCAACTTCGGCGTCTTCTTCACCCGCATGTCGGCGTCGAGGGCCAAGGCGACGGGCGTCTTGTTGACGATGATGGCATTGAACAGCGCGCTGGTCTCATTGAGGTCACTGCCCAATAAGGGCACTGCGTTGTCAGGGCACTTCATCAGGTCGAACGGGCCCTCGCACAGCACCAGCTCCTGTGACCAGTCGATGTTGAGCTCATTGAAGATGATCTGGAGCTTGTACCCAGGCGGCACATCGGGGCCGTCATACTTGGGCTTGCGAAACTTGTCGACGGCGCGGCCCACGAAGTAGTTGAGGGCACCGCGCGCATCGAATGATGGCACTAAGACGCGGCGCTTCCACCTGAAGTCTGAGCTGTAGCCCAACTTGAAGTACCACATGTCACGTTGGGTGATGCCGCGTTGGGTCAAGTACCTGCGCAGCGCCAGCACATCGGTGTCTCGGGACGTCGACGTCGCCAGCAACCTGAAGTCATCAGGAAGTTCTACGCCTGAGGGCTCATCGACGATGACAATGTCAAGGCACCGGTGATCCCGCTTGTCGGCAGGCATGAACCGATCGCGATACTCGAGCAATTGGTCACGGGTACCGTACTTCCTGACCAACGACCACAGGCTGTGACCGCGCGCGCCGCACGTCCAACAGTGCCACTGATCATCCTCTAATAGGATGGCCAGCTTCTTCTTCGACACGTCCTTGGGTGCACAGACCGGGCAGCGCACGTCGAAATTGCGGCCATTGCGTGCCAGGCGCCCGAGACCGAAGACGCTTTCGATGAACTTGACGCGATCGGTCACGGAGACGACGGGCACGAGCCGATCGTAACCCAGATCAGGTCAATGGTTCAAGCCGGGAAGGGTTGGTGCTTGCGGCACATCGTCAGGCCCTTCATGGGCTTGCCCGGACACCCAGGCTCGCACGGGTAGGCACACCCGCCCGGGGGTTTTGGCACCTTCTTGGGCTTCTTGGTCACCACGATGGGCCCACAGATTGCCGCTGCTCGAGCGATGACGTAGGCGTCGGTCGCGTCGCGGCTCCAGAGTACCTGCTTGCCAGTCTTGGTCACGGGCCACTTGACGTCATGGAGGTCGTGCTCACTCATGTACGAGAAAACTTGCTCCTTTTGGGGCCCGCCGATCGCCGTCTTCTGGAGCTTGACGCCACATAATTTGCGGGCGTGGGCGGCACCGATGTACTCGGGATCGACACCAAAGACATCACGGGCGATGTACGACGTGATGCCATTGAACCGAATCAGCGTCGAGATCGTCTGCGCCGACGACATTCCCGCGCGAAAGCCCATCAATGGCTCTTCGACGACGACACGGTCAATGCAGATGTGATATTGAGCAGACAATTCGGCACTGATGACTTTGAATGCACGCTGCACCACATCTGTTTTCTCCCACAGCGTCTTACATTTCTTAAACTCAATTCGATCGAGCATGTAGTGGTCACCCGCCGACGCGCCACTCTCTATGACACAAAATCCTGTGCAGCTGGTGCTTACATCAAGTCCCAAGATCACGCTCATGGCTGATCATGGTCTTCACGCGACGCCTGTAAAGGTCACCCTCCCGTGTCGAGCAACACCAACCTGCCCTTGTCATCGAGACCCCAGTTGTCATCATGAAGTTCCATGGGATTAATCTTGCAGGCCTTGACGGTGTCGTACAGTGCCCGGTACCACTCATTAGTGTGATACAGGCGTTCATGGGCACGAAGAGCTTCGGCGTCATCAATCCCGAGTTCATACCCCTCCGCTTGATGAATGCTCGTCTCAATGATGAACATTAGGTCACTAGTGTCAGACATGCCGACGGTCGCCTTCAGGGCGCGCCCGAGGGAAGCACCCACCACGGGCTTGACCTTGTTGGAGATGACCCACTGGTAGTTGGGCGCCTTCACCAACACGTGGACGATGGGAGCATTAGGCGCTGCACACTTGCGTCGAGAGGCCTCGTCCCTGTTCTGCTCAATGCCATTGGCGTTGTACGCCCACTTGATGACCCACCCACGGCCCACGTCGTAGACCGTCCTGCCCGCGCCCGACCCCAGCACCTTGGCGTGAAAGTCGAGGTATTCCACAGCGTCGTCCTCGGTCAATCCTCGGAAGACCTTGAGATCGAACGGCTGACGCGCTTCGACGAGCAAGTTGACATAGTCACGTAGGAGATTGCTCACCCCCATACTTATCCCACCCAATGGCCCGAGACTTCACTACTTCAATAGGCCAAGTTGCTTCAATTCAACCTCGGTGATGACGACCAGTGCGACGCCGTGGGCCCGAGCCCAGTCACCCGCCGCCAACAACTTCTTGGCCACCTTGACCTGGTGCACCCGTCTAGCGGGTTTCACCTCGACGAGTTCGATGTGGCCGTCGGCGTAGGTGACGAGGAAGTCGGGGTGATAGTTGCGCAGCTTGCCCGTCTTCTTGTTGCTGACGTACGGGATGACGATCGACTCATAGGCCCAGGTGATGACGTCGGGCGACGCGTCGAGGTACTGCATGTACGAACTTTCCCAACCCGAGCGGTATTTACACGTCAGGCCCGTCTTGGGAGACGCGTGAACGCCGGTATGGTAGTGGCCCTTACGCTTACGCTTACGCTTTTTTGCCACGGATGGGCCTGAACCTTTCACAGGTGCAGTCTTCACCCGTCGCACCTGCAATGCCGGTATCATCATTGAAACACGGGTGTGGCGCGTCGCCGGCGTGGACGGCCAACGGGTGACCGCAGGTGCAGAGGCGCTCGAAGTTGGCCTCGTAGGAATACTGGCCCGTGCGCCGGTTGCGGTTGGCCTCGCCGATCAGTCGCTTGAGCTCGCCGAACCTAATACGCATGAGGTAAATAGGTCCGACGAGCTGCGATGGGGATGGTTAGACGCCGCGGCCTTGCAACAGGCGGACGATGACCAACACGACGATGACGAGCAACAGCAGGTGAATGAACCCGCCGGCGATGGGGAAGAACACAAAGCCCAATAGCCACATCACGAAGATAATGCAGCACAGAATCCAGAGAATGTTCATGAGATCAACCAACTTTCTTGTAGATCTTAACTATGGTCGTCGATGAAGATAATGATCGAATTAACGTGAATGTAGTCAACTCACTTAAAAGTCAATGATATCAACAACTTAGAAGTCGTACTTGATCTTAAAGAGGACTTTATCCCCCGGCCTTTTCGCGATGGGTTGAGCGAGTGCCGTCTTCATCACCACATTTAAGTCACGGTCGTGGAAGTACAGGTTGGTGATGTAGACGAAGTTGTCCTCGGGGTCATTCGGATAGCCCGTCGGAGGCACCGACGCGTAGTTGGGATTGCTCGAGCTGTTCAATTGATTGCTCGGCGCAAAGGCATCAAGCTTCATGACGTGCACGTGCTGCTCACCCCTGAAGTTGGTGCCGAATTGATTGAGGCCATAGAAGTACAGGTGAGGGCTCTTGAGCAGCACCAGACCCTCGTCGTAATACACATTGCCCACCGAGTTCCACGTTGCCTGTGGCGTCAAGCAATCTGCCCGGTACACGTTGCCACGCCCATCATCGGCCAAGTTAATCGAGATGGGCCCACGCGTGTTGGGTTGCGTAATATCATGCTGCGAGCCCAACAGGCTCGATCGCATCAGATCGGGTTCACTGAATGTCAGCGTACCCGGGCTGATCCTGAAACCGTAGTACAGGTTGCTGATGTCAAAGACGACGACTTCATTCGACGACGGATCCTGCGTGCGTTGAAAGACCGTCAGCGGCGCACCGAACTCGACGTCACTGCCCGACTGTGCAGTGTTGATGTAGTTCAACGTTGCCGGGCCCGCCGCGGTGAAAGGCGTCTCAGGCGTCGCGCCCAGCTGGATGTTGGCAAAGGCATTGACCTGCACATCGGGCTGCGTGCCGTCGTCGAAGGCCCCCGCGCCGAACATCAGCGTCGCCGTCGAGATCATGTTGTCGAGGTTGATGAAGCTGAGCTCATCGAGGCCCAGGTCATCGACGGCGCGGGCCAATCCCTCCGACACCAGCAATTGAAAGCTGGGAACGAAATTGCCGTCGTCGCAAGGTAGGATCGTCAGGTTGCGCTTGGCAACGAAGGGTTGCGAGTACAGGAAGTCATTACACGTCTCCGCACTAGTCGACGTCTGAATGGCAACGCCTGTCAGGTGATGTAGCAACGGAAAGACCTGTGAACCCAAGTCCTTACCAAAGTTCTCAAGGTTGATGTAGTGACCCGCGACGCCGAACGACAGTGCGACGCTGAAGGGTGTCGTTGAGGCACCGTCGATCTCTTCAAAGGGGGTGATGAGGAGGCCGCCATGGTCACCCACAAACTGGCGATATGGCGATTGCTCGACGAAGAAGGGCGGCACATAGAATGAGAAAGTGTTGTCAAGGAAGGTGGGCCCGATGCTGGCGCTGAAGGCAATGTCAGTGTCTGACATGTAGCAGCGACGGATGGCGACGTCGTGAAGCTCGGCATTGAGCGGGTGCCTAAAGAAGTAACTCGGAGGTGCAGCGACGCCGTATTCGGCGTACATCACCTGCAGGCCGTCGCGGTTGGCGGGATCGAACGCAAAGAAGGCACCCATCGGGTTGCCGTTGGTGTTGGGCCCCTCGTAGAAGTTGCCCAGGCACATGACGTCAGGGTTGGCCAGGCTGCTGGTTTGTGAGAACGTCGACGCTGCAGGTGAAATCGTCGATGATGGAACTGTGAAGGTGCCGACGTCGAGGCCATCGACATTGAAAGTGCCGACGCCGTTGTTGATCTGGTTGGTGCCCCACCTGACGACGACATGGTGCCAGTGGTTCCACTGCAGGCTATTGTCGTTGGACAGGAAGATGAGGTCTGACGGGTACGGGCCCGGCACCGCCGTCGACGGTGCAATGTCAGCCGACTGGCTCAACTGTAGCTGCAGGCGAAAGCCCACGCTACGGCCAGTGTAGTCGACGCCTGAACCCGTGACCAGCGATAGGGCAAAGGTCGATGATAAGTGGAGGATGGTGCCCGCCTTGAAGGGCTTGTTGGGCGCGTCCTGTTGGTACCGCGGATTGATGTAGAAGTCAAAGCTGAAGGAGCCACTCGGCGTGTAGGTGCCGCTGGCATGGCCCTTGTTGACGACGAGGCCTCCGTTGCCCCCACCGATGTTCGGGTACAGCAACACCGACGACGTGGGCACCATCGACGCGGTGAAGAAGTTGAGGGTGTTGTAGTTGGTGTAGGCCCAGTGTGCCGTCGGGTAGGTGGGTCGATAGAACGTGTTGAGTTGGTCCTTGATGATCAACTTGCGTAGGGTGTTGCTGTTGAACGCGGGAGGAGGAGAAAACCTGACGATGTCAAGCTTGACCTTCAGGCGCTCGGCTTGCCCCTGTGTGGCGCAGCCTGCCATGTACTGCGTCAGCAGGCTGGTGAGGCTGCCACTGACCAAGGCACCGGCGTGGGTGATGGCATTGGCACTGACTTTGGCTGACATCTGCACTTGGTGCAGCAACGACGACAGATCGGCATCATCGTGGGCCGCCTCGGTGAACGAAGAATCGGGCTGAATGTCCTTCTGGATCAACGAGTGACGCGGATAGACGTAGATCGAACCTGTGGAGCCCTGCGTCGAACTCGACGTGTACGTGCGCACCGGGTTGGTGACGACGGTGAACGTTTCAAGGTCAGTGGGATCGAACGGATAGATCGAGGGCATCGGTCGCTGTACTCTCTAACTACCCTACACCACGATTCCCCAAACATGAAGAACCGACCAAAGGCGCGCGAGGATCAGAAGTCGAGGCGGAGGCGTAGCGTCAGATCTCGTTCACTGTTCTTCTGCACCGGGCGACTGAGTTTGGCGACGGCGAGGAGATTGTCGTTGGCGTCATAGAGGCCAACGCTCGTGATGTAGGTGAAGCTCTGCTGCGTGTCTTCCTGACCCACGTCAATTACCACGATCCGGTTGGAGGTGTCTGTGTATGTTGGGTTCGACGAGTAATTGAACTCGTCTGCGCCCGCCCGACAGAAGATCAGGCTCGAATTGATGTTGGTGATGTTCTGGAAGGTGATGGCGGTGTTGCTGCCTGAGCCCATCCTGCAACCGGCGACGTGGTCGATGATGTTATCAATCGACGCACTGACGACGAAGTCAGGGATGAACGCTGACTTCCACTTGGTCTCCGTCCCCTTGGCACCCAACGTCTGGTTGCCCAGCGCTGCCATGGCGTCGATGGTGCCCGACACGAACTGGCTGCCGCTGGTCACCTTGGCCATGTCAAGGACGAGGATGCCGCGATCATAGAACATCAGGCCCACGTTACGGGTGGTGTTGGCGCTGTCGACAATGTTGCCGACCTGGCCCCCGAACGTCGACAGCTTATTGGTCGCGGCGCCGATGTCGGTGTAAATCGCCGAGCCGACGGTCGAATTGACGTTGAGGTTGGTGATCCATCCGACGTCGCCGACCGGGCCTGCAGTCGGGGGCTCATTCTGTCCCGATGGGCCGACGGCCGACGCCGTCTGAAAGAACCGCATCGCAAACGTCTCGCGCTTGATGCTGTCACGTGCGAACAACCGCTTGAAGGCGATGAACAGCGCCACGTCGATGTTGTCCGATGGATTGCTGCTGTTGAGCGGCGAGGTGAAAGTGGTCGTTGCATTGCCTAATAGCGACTGCGCGAACTGGCGGTAGACGTCCATCTTCTCGCGTACCATCAGGCTGGAGCTGGGGAATAGTTCCTTGCCCGCGGCGTCGACGCCCGTCTGGCTCGTCAGCTCCGTAGTGCCGCCGGGGCCTAGGCCCACCGTCATGTCGAAGATGGCGTTGGCGGTCTGGAGCGTGAAGTCCGAGTCATAGACGGTTTGAAAGAGAGAGCTCGTCACACCAGGTCCGATGCCCCCAGTGACGAAGACTTGGTACTTGCGGCGAGACACCGACCCGCTGATGTCCTGTTGCAGGACGTCGATGAGCTGGTTCAGAAACGAACGAGCCACCTTGATGTCTGACGGGAGGACTTCTTTGAAGGTTGCGATGGGATTACCCCTCCAATCGTTGGAGAACTGTTGACCAGTCGTTGAGTTTATTGCACATGATCAGTTCCTTGTCGGTTATCCTAACTAATCTGCGTCCATGTGTTCTGAACCATTCATCTTGCGCCCGGTCGGCATCATAAGCCCTCTTACTGGTCGGGTGTAGATCTTCGTAGGGTTTATCGAGACCATGCCAGAACTCACCATCAAGCTGCACATATGTGTCAATGCTGCATACGTACGCATCAATCAACCAGCATTTACGTGTCCCGTGTTCAACGAGAGCTTGTTGTTCAACGTTACCATACCTCATTCGCAGAAACTCAACTAATGCTTGCTCAGGCTTTGACACAATCCATCCGTTCTCTTGTCTCGCTGTAGATCGATACCCTTTTTGACCTGCAACTCTCAATTCTTCACTTGATAATCTGAACGGTGATCCCGCACTGAACGGGCTATCAACACCGTACCTCTCGCGGTACGTCTCTAACTTCTTCGCCTTGACGCCAATGGCATTCGACGGGTGATCGGCACCGTGCCTCTCCATCATCGTCTGCTTGAACTTGACATTCGATGATGATGTAGGATCTGACGGCGCAAGTGCCCCAGTTCTCTCAACCCTCGTCACAATCATCTTTTCTGTCGCACCGGGTACTTGCGACGAGTATTCAACGCCGTACCGCTCAACCCTAACATCCACACACTTCTGCGCTAACTTTCCACTTGATCTCGAACGCTTACTGCAATCACGCGAACAGAACGTCAATGCAGCGCTAGTAGCATGCGCTGCCCTGTGAGATGTCATGTGCTCTGCGCCACACTCATCACATGCATACACGTCAATGTGGCGGGCTCGAGGGTGACCCCAGCGTTTATCAATGAACAGTTCTTCAATCGTCTTGACGTACACAACTGATCATACCACTTAAGGGTACGATCTACACCTCTTAGAGGTTTTGATTGATGACAATTCCTATCTCTTGAACCGCGCCGCTCTGAACACCCGTCACCTTCATGAACGCCTTGATCAAGGTCTTGTCGGCCGTCGTCCCGTAGACCTGAAACAACGCATTGGTCAAGCTCTTGACTGACATCGTGAATTGCACTGACGAACCACCGTAGGAGTTCTCCGCCGGCGACCTGGTCAGGACATATGTCGCCCGCTGGTTGCCGTCGATGTTCTCAGGAGTGTTCTTCAGGATCTGCACGAAGAGGTTGGGCACGTCGAGCAGGAACGTCTGGTCGCGTAGTTCCACGTCGATCGTCGTCTCATTCTGAATAGTCTGCTGCACGGTGACAGCCGCCGTCTGCTGCGTGTTGAGGCCCAGCGTCACCAGCTCGTTGAGGCCGTCAACGTTGGCATCACCCGTCAGGGACAATAGGGGCATGTACAGCAGGTTGGGATTGGAGACGGAGATCAACCTATACTTCTGGGCGATGGCTTGGTTGGTCAGCGCCTCGAAGATGGGGGTGTTCTTTTCGATCTTTTCGGCTCCCACAGTTCGGCCGTATTTCGTGATGATACCGTAGTTGACTTCGTCATCGCCGAGCGCGTACTTGTGCACCGCGAAGGAGCCATCGTTGCGAGCGAGGAATTGACGGCCCACGTCAGTGAGACAAGCATCAAGAATCAAGTTATTCGTCGAATTGTCGAGCCAGCCCATGGGGTCTACCTTCTTCTTTCAGTTCAGCGATCGTCAACTTGCTACGACGGTAAGTAATCCCGTCCACGTACTTGAGTTTGTACTTCTTTCGATTGCCTGTCAATGTACGATAACTCAATCCCGTCGCTTCGACAGCATCATCTATCGACAAGTAAGCAATCACACACTCTCCAATTTCATTGTAACCAAACACGGGCTTTTTACGTGGGTGTCTGATGACCATATTTTTCAATCGTGTCTCATCACTCCACGGTTTATCCTTGTTGGGACCATCGTGTGTAGCGTAATACGCGCGAACCCCAGTGGTAATTAAAACATTCTGTTCAAGTGAATTCTTCTTACCACGACGACTTAAGGAAAGTTTCTCTCTTGTTGATTGTTTGACAACATAACCCTTCACCCAACCACCCCCAACACGACCACCAGGTGTCATGTTATAACCGTTCTTACCAAAAGTGTCGAGATCTTTAACCCACCGTCTTTCGGCGACGTCAAGATCTACAAGTGATGCACTCTCACTCAACGTTTCAATGATCGACAATTCAAAGGCGTCAACACCCCACTTACGAATGGCACAGTGAAACGCCAACTTACTGCCACATCGGGCATCACTCAAATGTTCTTTCCATCGCCATTCAAGCGTATACTTCGTCACCCCCACGTAGCCCTTCCCATTCAGGCGATTGCGGACCAAGTAGACGATCATGGCTTGTTATTTGGCGCGCCGACGTGCATCTTGAATTGAGGCTGTATAGCAATTGGTTTGCACACTTCTTCAAACAATTCACCGCATAAACAGCACTCGAACTTTTTCCCAGGTCGATCAGGATGATCATTTGCCAAAGGCTTGCAACGATGGTCGCACTCTACGTTAGTCATATCCTAATCTTACCCTATCCTCACACACTTTACGGCGCACTGTTGGCCAGTGCCCTATTCCGTCGCTTGGGCCCGAGGCTGACTTGTGTCGTCGCCAGCGGTTGCAAATTGGTGCTCATCTGGTCGTTGATCGCAATGTCGATGTCCTGCGCCTTGCCATTATCGATGTTGATGAACTGCAACTTGTAACTGCCTCCCCGCTGCTGCGTCGCCAGTGTCGGCGTCAACCTGTTCTGATCGTCGTACAAGTAGTAGTACTCCGGGTTGAAGTACAGCTTCATCCGTTTGCTGTGGGGCCCAGCCACCTTGATGGTATTGACGAAGACGTCACCGTCGAGGTACAAGTTCGGATAGGGCTTGGGAGCACCGAGGTGACTGACGTGTTCGAGCTGCAGCTTATTCTTGAATTGATCGAACCACACGCGGTACTGCGCCGACAGCGGGCTCGACAGGCCGTGAGCATCGATACAGGACACAGCATAGATGAAACCCTTGTCACGTGAAGAATTGACCTTGGGATCGAAGTCATCGTCGATATAGAACTGGCAGGGTGACGTCAGGTACTCCACCAACACGGGATCGGGGTTCTCGGGATCGGGAAATTTGATGTCGGAATCGTCGAAGTTATACGACTTCTGCAACTGAAACGGGTGGTCGACCGTCGTGCGCCTGAAGACCTGAAACTGCTTGATGTCCTGCTGTGACCAGACCGGAAAAGCCCACGACACTAGCAGGCTCTGGGCCTCATAGTTCCACGTAAAGTCAATGTCACCGGGAGGAGGAGGAGCGTCGAACTTGCTGGTGCTGACGTAGACGCGGTTCGACGGCTTGCTGCTGACCAACACCTTGACAGTCGCGATGTCCTCGTTGTTTTCATCGATCGCCGGCAGCGTCAGTAGGGCGATCGTCCTGATGTTGTAGCAGTAGTTAGCATTGAACTTGACGCGGAAGTCGGCCGTCGTGGCCGCATGGGGACTATCCACGACGATGGGTGGGTGAACGACGGTGGTACCATCGGGCAGCACTTCGACCTTGTCAATGACAAAGCCCACCAGTTCGGCACCGTACTTGTCGTGGTGCATCGCCGTGTTCTGCTTGTGAACGCTGATGTATGGCACGTACGTCTTGTAGTCGCTCTCCGACACTGCGGGCGTCGCGCGTTGGTTCGTTGCCTGCTTTGCTGACCGGGCATATGAGTGCATGTTGGTGACATCGCCGGCCATCGACGTCGTGGGATCGCTGATCGTCCGCTCGAGCATGTCCTGCAACAACTTAGCGTTGACCTGCACGTTGACCGACACGTTCTTCAATCCCTCGTAGTAGCCGTTGACGAACCGCTGCAGCGTCGTTGAGGTCGATGAGGGTTGAGCATAACCTCCCGTGGCCGCACGAGTCGTCGTGTCGCCGGCAGGCACGTAAAATTGTCCACCGTATGCATTGTTGGGTTGCGTCAAGGCGCGGAAGACAAAGTGAGGCTTGATGTCATTGGGCAGCACCGTCGATAGCTTTGCGGATGCCTTGTAGTGACTAGTACTGTCGGGATGCGTTGATTGCAGCGTCTGCACTGCCAAAGTACCCGTCACCAATGAATGAATCTTGTCATCGATCTTGCCGTCGTGAAAACTGATGGCAACAAAGCCATTGGCGGCGAAGAAGTCCTCATTGACAATTTTGTCGACATTGTCTAGGATCAGCGATCCGTATTGAGCACCCGTCGTCCTGTTAGCGTTGCTACGTTGGGCCTGAGCGCTGACGGCATTGCCCACGTCGGCCATCTTGGGCAGCGAAAAGTTGAAGGTGACCTCGCGGGGCACCCGAGTGAGCGACCACTGAATGAAGTTGGTGTCAATGTTACCCCCGGGGCGCGACAGTGCACGAGCGGGTACGCCGCCCGAATCATTGACGCACTCATCGGGCGTAAAAAAGTTGTACTTGAACGCGGCGTTGAAGTCAGTGACTTCAGGCACGTCGATCGAATAGACCAACTTAGAGGGTTGTGAAATTGTCATGTGTTTACGTGCCCTCGTCGAGAGTCTCAATGGTGACGAAGTACTTGTCGGTGATCAGGTCGCCGTTGTTGCGATCACGCGGGCGATATTGGTAGTTGTTGACGTTGGGCGCGGGCCGACCGCGGCCGAAGCTTCGAGAACCGGGGGTGGTGGCTCGCACGGCCGTCGCTAGCACCTGAAATGCAGCCTGATCACTTTCGGTTGCCGTGACGATCTCGCCATTGGCGATCATCAGCCCTAACGCGTCCTTGCCATAGGGACTAGCGATCGTCGCTGTCACATCAATCTCAAAGTCATTGGGATCAACAATGATGTTGAAGACGCGGTCAAACGTCCGCGGAGCCACCACCCGTTGGGCCAGTGAAGTGGGATCCGATGCCGTCGTCAAAGTGTTGGAAAAACCGTTGATCGTCCTGAGCTGTTCATACACAACGGAGGTATTACGTGCAGAAATGGTGCTGAGGTTAGCATCAAGGTTACCGACGACGGCCTGTTGTTCTAGCGATTGAATGGGCGCTGAAGCGGGTTGAATTTGACCATTCACTGTTGATGTTGTCACTGACCCACCGACGCCGGCCGCGTTGGCATACGTAGGCTGCGAGATTGAAGCAGGTGCCGCCAACGATTGAATGCCGGGTGGAGACCCCACGACTGTCGTTGAAAACATGACGCCACCCGAGGGGGCAGTAGAACCCTTTCCCGGAGGCTGTGTTGCTTTCCTTGTCACTTGGTCAGCGACAGACGACACCATGTGTTCTGTGAGCGTTTGCACGAAGCTAGCTTCAGCTGGTGGCGCTGCGGGTGCCATGCTGAAATTTGACTCAGCTACGTCCATGCCGATCATCAACTTAATGTACGACTCGAGCAACTGACTGGCGACGTGGTTCTGCAACAATTCCGCCTTTTGATTGGCCGTCAAGAATGAATACGAATCATCGTCGAGAGCAACGCGAACATTCTTGAGGCCATCATTACCGGCGATGACTGACGACGCGTATTCAAAGCCATTAGTGATCGCCGCGGCAGTACCAGCGTTCGGATCTTGGCTAAAATTCAACGTTGGAATTGAGTTGATAACGTCGGCAGCGGTGGGTTGTTGGGGCAATGGCAACCATTGGGCCGTCGTCAACCGTGCAGGAAACCGCGACATTTCAAACATGAAACGTTGGGGTTTATAGATGATGTCGCTATTGACCAGGTCAATCTTATAGACACAGACATTGACAATGTCATTACGACGATTTTGGAATGATGCACGCTGTTGTTGTTGAATGTTGACTTTCTGCTTGAGGCGTTGGGTGAATCCCAATGGAACTCCCACCGTTAAGATCCGCTTATTGGTGCCTTTGACGGTTGCAAATTGATCGGTCCCGAAATAACCAAACAGCGCCGCTCGAAGGGCCGGTGAGATTTGTGATTCATCGAGCACCTGCACCTTCTTGGGGGTACCTGATATGCCTTGACTAGCCTTGGCCTTAGACGTAGGTTGCGTGGGTGCTGACGCCGCTAGCAAATTTTGAACCGACGCAGCCAACATCATGATCTGTTGTTCGGAAAACAGCATGCCCAACAGCTGTTGATCATGGTTCAAGATGGTCGCAATGTCCTGCAAGTGTTGAATTGCAGGAGGAGACTTGAGGTAGTTGCTGATCAACTTCAATGAAGCATTCAATGCCTTCATTCCGCCGATGATGGCGAGGATCATCTGTTGCACTCGAGCATCTTCACCATCGGCACGTTCCGACAACTCGCGGATGGAATCAGCGTTGCCAGTGCCGCTACGCGCGATGGTATAGTTGGTCAAGCCTGCCGTGATCGTCGTTTGATCTGACGTCGTGCCGACGATGCTAGTGTTGCCATAACGGGCAACCATCGCAATGATCAGATCAAACGCCACCATCAACACCGTCGTGTCGATGTAACCATTGAAACGGGTATAACCCTTGTTGATTGCCGTCGTGGTGACACGAAATTGGATGAGGATTTGGCTCATCAATTGTTGAATGTACGTCGTCAATTCAGTGCCTGACTTGAGCGCCGTCGCGATGGCTTCTGGCGTCAGTGCAGTGGTGACGACATTGTTCAATCCTTCATCATTGATGAATTGGATCGTCGTGCGAGACGTCGGTACCGACGCCGCCAGCGATTGATTGACCAACTCAACCAAATAGTCAACGAGCGGAGTGTTATCAGCCGTCGGTGACGAGGCAAAGCCCGGCACATTGATGCCATAACTCCGGGAGATCTTGCTGATTATGTAGAGAAACAACGTCGACTTAACGTTGTTGTCGTTCCTGGCATAGGCAAAGACGGCGGCCAACTTGTCGTTCTGGAGCATCTGAGATGTGGTACCCGACGCATCCACTAATTTGGTCTTGATAGCATCTAGCAACGCGGATGTGTTATTTAGGATGACGCCATCGCGGCCGTAATCGGCCATCAGCTTGAGTCCATCTACCACGATGCTAAAAGCATCGTGTGACCGCTCAAGTACGAGAGCGAGAGCATCAATGTTCGTCGTGTTGAACTTCGTCCCATCGGTCTGCAGGATCTGATCGAAGTAATAATCACCTCCGGGCGTCGTAGTGCCCGTGTCACCTTCAACGTACTTGGTCTCGAACGTCAGGACGCCGGTGTCGCCCGAAATCTGTTGTGCAATCGACGTCAGGACATTGGTCGCCTGTGATGGGAAATCGGTGATGTTGTTGCCAAATTTGCCGATGATTGAGTCAAAGAGCGATGAATTGCCACCCTGATCAGAGACGGTGAAGCCATAAAAATCACGGAGTATTCGGCGGGTCGAGTCGTTGGTTAGGCCCTGTGAATATCGGTACTCCGACGTCAATAGGTGAGCAAGAGCCGCAATGCGTGCTTCTTCATCCTTAAACAACACATTCTGATAGATGAGGTTGTACGCAGGCCTAATCGTCCCCAGCGTGTCCTGTGCTTGTGCAACCTGCAGGTTACTAAGCTCGTCAAGGTTGGCGAGGTTGGGTAGCGACAACGCCAGGCTAAACCGATTAGCCTGAGGCAATAAAATCGTCGATGGGTTGGTGTCATTTCGCTGACTCGACGGATCGATGTCCAAGAATTGTAGGGTGTGATACTTGAGAGCATACGACAGCTCCACCAAGACCTGCATCCAAATTTTAGACGAGGCATAGACTTTCGCGACGGTGTCCTGCTTGTAACCCAATTCGACCAACACGTCAACAAAGTCATACTTGGGCTTGAGTCGCTGTGCCAACTTCGCAAAATTTGAGGTTGGTGCCCTTGAACCCCCAACCTGTGCATTAGTACTGACCTGTTGCTGAGCAAAGTTCGTGCTGTTCAAGCTGCCAACTTGAGTGGGATCGATGAGATAGATGTCGTGCCTGAGATCAAGCTGCGCCTTCTGTGATTCAATGATCCTGACCAAGTTCAACAAGAATGATGCATCAACGTTGAGTGCACTTAAGGCCGACGAAAATGCGGCTTCACGATCGTTGAACTGCTTAGCGATGTTGGCATAACGTGCCTTCAATTGTGTGATCAATGACTGTGTGTTGAACGATCGGAGGTTACGAATGTTGATCTGAGCGTCGAGGTACTTACCAGCGTCAGTCATATAAGAATTGATGCCACCGGCCTCAATGAGACCAATGAAGTTAGGAGAAGCACCGACAGCATCGTGGTCAAACAGGGGCAAAAAATGCGACAACATGACGACTTCAGGCCGCTCTTGAGAGATGCCTGTCAATTGTTCGTAGGGTTGAAAATTGGTCGCCGTCTCGATAAATCCCAACGTCAAGCGTGGATCGTTCTGCTTGCCGGCATTGAGGGCCAAGTTGAACGTGGGCATGATCGTATTGACGCCATTCGTCAATGGAATGACCATGCGAGGTGCCGTCATCTGCTTGACAACGTCGGCGACGGAGACGGACAAGTCATTCTTGAGAGTAATGGCTCCCTTCACGATAATGATGGGCAAACCCACTGGGGCTTGATATGCCGGTAGCGGGTGCGAAGAGATCGCGGTCACGGGCGTGGTCAATTGCTTGTTGGCCTGTGCTCCCGGCGTCGTCGTCACCGGTTGAATCGCCACATTGCCCAAGTTAGCCGTCGTGGCATTGTTCACGCGCAGCGAAGCTATCATTGCCATGGCACGTCCACGATCACTGAATTTGTCAATGCGGGAGTCCCCACGGCATAACTGTTCATCACGGGCACGATGACATAACTAATTGCTCCCACGTCGTGTGACGTCAGCACATGAAAGTATTGACATGCACCTTGCGCAAATTGGGTGTGGGCTTTTCCCAACAACGTTCGAACGCCATTGACCTGCTTCATGATGAGAAAATTGTCAACTTGTTCAATGTCACCCTGTACTTGCCACGCAATTATGTTGAGCGATCGATTGAAACGTGACGCAGTCTGGTTCACAATTTTTGCCGTGTCACGGTCGAACGATGCTTCAATTGTCGCCACATCACCGACCGCTCCGAATGACATGGGATCCTTGGCATAGCGCTGAGAAGCGCCTTGCGGAGTGATGATGACACCCCTCGTCAACGTCAATGGATGCAAGAACTGTGATGGTGAAAACTGGTATGGCTTCTTTGTCGTCGGATCTATCGCATTCTGTTGCAGTGCTTCGAACATCGTCGTGGAGGCCCTAAGCAACGGATAGATCTCATAACGATACACGTGGCCATATTGTAGAGGATTGATCGCGCGATTCTTCCGTAGGACTGAATCAACGAAGTTTGACACCGTCACTGTACCAAAATCTTCACGAATCCCAGTAGTAAGATCGACACGCTGCACGTTGTGTGCAATTAGCTGTTGTAGTTGATCACGTTGAGTTTGCAGGTCACCTTGAAAGAATTGCTGCAGGTCTTGGTTGCCCAACATCTGTTTGATTGCGTCTAGATCAGTGTTCGCAGTAATGGTGTTGATGTTGAACGACACGTCAGGGGTTGAATCGTGATTGACAATGATGTTGTCGATCACCGTGTTCACCTTGCCAGGCGCGGGTTGCAAGAACTCTATCGTCACATCGCCCGCGTCAACCGTCACTCCATTTTCATAGATCAGGCGACCGACGTAACGGTAGACGTTATTAGCATGCACATCGCCGTCAACGGTTGTGATCAGATCGGCGGTTCGAGAAGCAGCATCAATGAATCCTACATCACCATTGACAGTGACATATGAACTATCGTGCGTCGTCATGTTCCACCGCAAAAACTGTATCGCAACGCACTTTGTCGGAAGATTACGCACTTCGAGACGTATTCCTTGATCGACTTGCGTACCCGTCAATGCAATCGAACGAGTCGGTGTGAATCGAGGAGGCTTGATCACGGTGCTAGCAAACTCAAACCCCTGAATGTTCTGCGGACCCACAGGAATGACGCGGTAAACAATTACCGACGAGATGGGCATGTCGACCTGCACGTGAAGCGAATTTTGTCGCTTAGACGTCTGATACGTTCCGATCAAGGCATAAGTGTCAAGATCAGGCGTTGCAGCGTAGATGGTCTTCTTGAAGACTTGTACTGCCGTGGCTGTAGAATCAACTTGTTGAATCTGCAACGTTGCCCGACTTGCAAAGGGGGAAACAGATGTTTTCAGCGTGGGTGACAACTTGGGCGTATTGTACACACGTAGTTCCTTTGGTACATTAAGCGTTTTGATGACAGTGTCAATGGGTTCACCAGAGTCGGAATCCAACAGGTCAAATTGAACGAAAAAGTTGGTTGCTGCCCCTTCTGAACGTAGCAGTGCACGTGAAAGTACCATGGTTACAGGAATTTCAACGGTTTGGTCAGTAACCGTCGTCATCACCTGCACTAGTTCATCATCAGTGACATCATCAGTGGTAGTCGGTGGTACGGTAGACGTTGAAGGAAAGAGGTGATAATTGGCCAACTGTGTGGCAGGATCAGTAGATAATTCAACCGCCATCGAAGGATTGCTCAATCCTCCCCGAGTTGTGTCCTCGGACTGTGCTCTGGCCGCCAACTGCATGATGTACGAAGGATCAAGGCCTTGGCGGGTGATCATGTCCTGCATCAACTTCTGAGGCAGCGTCAAAAAGGACGCCGACAACGCGAGTTGAATGTTGGGGACCGCCATAGAGTTGGCGACACGATGTAGCAACGGTTGTGGATCATTGTTTTGTTTCGTATCACCCGCTGTCACTAACTTGAGTTGAGGGGTGTTGAGTTGTGGGATATTCTCCGCGGCAACATTTGCCCGCACCATCTGCAAGATTTCATCATTGACGTATGAAAGGATGTTGCTACGCTTGGATGCGACCACAAATTTATCCTGACGAAGCAATGCCGTCTTTGCATTAGGCATCAGTGATCTGATGTTATTGACCATCGAAGTGGTATCAACTGTGCCTCGTTGTGTGTTACCCAAGACGGTGACGGGTTGTAAATACCGACTGATGACGCTGACGTTGACGACACTAGCGCCGTGATTGATCGCCGATGCTGGATTGACAGTGTAACTGAATTGAAACTTGAAGTCACCCGAGGGCAATATTTCGATCAATTCAGCATATGCATCATCAACAGTGATGAGATTGGCGACTTGTTGGAACCTAAAGAACATCGTTCAACTCACTCAAAGACCAGCGTAAACAGGTGAAGAAATGTGTCAGTGCCCTTCTCATCTACCTGAACTTTGCCCACAAAAAAGATGTGGGCCGTCGGAGCGGCCGGACTACCGGTGCGGTGACGACCATAATCAACAACGTCAAGCTTTCGAAGCGTGTCAAAGTTCTTCTCAAAGAATTGACCGACCAGCGTGTTTTGAATTGAGGTGGGATCAAAGTTGAACGTTCTCATGTAACCCAACAGTTCATAGTACTGCAACTCGTGCATCACCTGTGCATACGACAATCCAAAGGCTTGCGTACGCCCCCAAGGAGCATAGGAAGCGAGTTGTATTTGGCTCGTGGCTTGGTGATCGGTCAGATCAAGGGCAGCATTTGACACCTTGTTGGTGGGTGGCAAGTACTTGAAATTGGGCAAATTACTGAACCTAGGATCGCTGAAGATGCTATCCAGCGCACTGACGTGAGTGGCATATTGGTTCGCATCGCTGATTGGTTTGTTGTTGGTAATGGTGAATGTCACCTGTTCTGGGCCCAAGCCAAATGCACCGTCCTCAAAATACTGGTTTTGAGTGGAGATGACCCGCAACCGCTGAAAATTGTCGGCCGATGAAGCAAGCAGTTCATCAACATGCCCCGAAAATGATTGACCCCGTGAGGCCGACGTATTCTGTGATGCAGTGTCAGTGATCAACGTGCTACTGACACCGGTGTAAGTGTACGACAAAATTTTACCGGGCGATTGTGGAATACCGTCGGCATTCCCGAACGGCAACACATTACCCGAATCATCAGCGCGGAAAGTGATCTGATCCTGAGGCAACTGACACGATTCGAAGAAAATTCTCTGTGTAGCGTCTTGACTTCCACTGGCTACGTCCGCCTTGTAGAAAGTAGCACCGTCGGTAAATGACAAGTACGCGATGTCAAGTCCACCTTGCGACAACTGACGGCGACCCTCGAGGGTCACAATCGTGTCTAAGACGCGAGACTTGTTGTCAAGAATGCCCATGCCTAAGACAAATATACACCGACGAACCAACCCAGACCAGTGCTGGACTGTCGATCAGAGAATCTGCGAGCGCATCACACCTTGCGCCGTTTTCCAGTTTTCTTTCCCTTATTCCACGGAGCAACGCCCATGTGGCCTTCCGATATATTTTTACATGCTTGTTCTGAGAACTCACGAGGTATTTCCCTAGGACCAAACTTTTTTCCTTTATTCCACGGTGATTTTCCCTTGCGAAGTTCAGATAATTTTTGTTTCGTTTCTTCTGATACGGGATGACTTCTGCCCGTGTTCGCTTTACTTTTTTTGAGACGTGTTTCTTCCGAATCCTTTCGTCCAATATTTTTCGCTACAATTTTGGCTATTGTTTCAGGTTTTTGCTTCTTCCCAAACATTCCATTTTTCTCGCCCGCTGTAGAAATCTTGTTTGATTCACTATTTTTACGTTTAGATTCTTCAGAAGGTATCCAACCTGCTACGCCGCCTCCACCTCTTGTGAAGTTGCACCCGATATCATTCGGATCATCATGTGAATGGTTTATCGAGAACGTGTTCTCCTTAACAACCCATTCAACCTCCCAAGAATTTGCTTCTTCGTTAGCATGACACTTTTCTCCTAAGTCGTGCACATGGTTGCCACACTTAAAACCAACGATAATCTCAACACGAAGACCATAACGCTTCACAATCCCGTGCCACTTGTGATTACGAGCTAAGCTCTCAGGCCGACCTTTACGACCTCTTCCAACGTTGAAACAACGTGGTTGATCTTCAAGCGTCCAGTGTTTATAACCATAGAACACCTCAGTCATCACTTGTGTCATGACATAACTATGTTGCCAGTGTTGCTAACTCACAATATTCTACTGGCTAGTGTCGCCAATTCTGAGCGCTCGCCCTTGATGAAGGCTACATGGCCGGCAATTGCATGATCCTTGAATTTTTCGATGGCACACGTCAGACCATTGGTATACATGTCGACGTGAGAATTGTCGATCTGTTCAATGTCGCCCGTCAGGATGATCTTGGTGTTATCACCCACCCGTGTGATGATCGTCTTCAGCTCATGCATTGACAAATTTTGTGCCTCATCAATGATGATGAAGGCATTTGGGATCGACCGCCCTCTGATGAACGTGATCGCCTCAATCTCAATCAAGCCGCGCTCCTGCATCAGTTTTAGGTACATGTTGTCATCGCCGGTGGGCTTCTCGTCGGTCGGCCGTTTTCGTCGGGGTCGACTCCTTCGACTGTCCATCAAAAAATTCAGGTTGTCACGGATGGGCGCGATCCATGGTTCCATCTTCTCTTCGAGCGTACCAGGCAAAAAACCGATGTCTTTACCGACCGGTTGAACTGGTCGAGTGACGATCAATTTATCGTAGCGCGCGGTGTGTGGAGATCCCAAACCTTTCAACTGTTCAAGACCTGCAGCTAGCGCCAATAACGTCTTTCCGCAACCAGATGGTCCAATGAGCGTCAATAGACGTATGTTGTCATCAAACAACAAATCTAGTGAAAATGTCTGCTCTTTGTTTCGAGGTTTGAGACCAAAGGCCTGCTCGATCTTAGCAATAGGAACCAATGGCTTCAGAGGATCGACACACTTGGTTAGCGCTGACTTGATTGTTTGACCGTCACAGACGTTCTTGATGACGATGATCTGGTTGGGATATAGCTTGCGACCCTTCAACACGTGTGGTGGTAGATCCAATTCACCGGTCCGATAGAAACGATCGATGAGTTCTTCATCAAGCTCAATGACGTCAACGCCCTTATAGAACTTTTCTGGATTATCCGTGACCCTCATCTTGAGGTAGTCTTCACACTTGATGCTCAGCGCATCGCACTTGAGCCTGACATTAATGTCCTTCGACACCAAAATTGCTCGTTCACCGTTCTTCTGTAGTTGAAGCATGAAGGCGATGATCAGGTTGTCGACCTTCTGCTCTTTGAGTTCCACTGGCATATTCTGAAAGACAGACGTACCAATCGACATAATCCTCAACCTTCCACCTGAATGGAGGTCAATGCCATCGACCAAATTTCCTTGTGCACGTAGATCATCAAGCGTCCGACTGACGTGCCGAGCATTACGGCCCACTTCATCTTGGCGACTCTTATGTTGATCTAACTCCTCAAGCACTGCCATGGGAATGATTAGATCGTGTTCATCGAACGAATAAATTGAATTGGAATCGCTGAGCAATACATTTGTGTCTAGCACATAGATTTTTTTGTGACCTTGTTCTGGGATTGCAGTATCAAGTGCCGGCGTCCCGTGATCAGTTGAAATTGTCATTTCACCTTGAATCTCTTGTACACGAGGGTTCTATGTTGCATTATATTAGGTAGGTCACCCCACCATGCAAGAAAATAAGAAACACTTGAAGGTCGTTCAAAATGAACATAAAGTCGTTGACGGTACCACCTGTTTTGCGGTGCATGCAAAGGCAGACGTAGATTGTCAACGAAGCAGATGTCCTCACTGGATTTCATATGCTAAAGGCCATAATTGTGTACACATTGCTGCACAAGATGGACCACACACGCTACAACACATTGGTCAAATCTATGGCCTAACCAGGATGAGAATTTGTCAAATCGAAAAAAGCATTTTTGAAAAGATTCGAAACAATAGTTGATCATGTTTCTTAAACGACAAAACCTCGATCATGCCGAGGTTTCATCAACGAAATTAAGCCTATTCCGTGGGTTGTGATTTCTTACCCTTGTCAAGTTCAATCGTCAACTTGACCAGCGCGGCCGCCTTGTTTCGCACCTCACGCAAGCATTTTCGAACACGAAGACCAGCTGCTGCCGTACCACGTGCATTCTTGGCAACGTCGAGTTCGTGCGATGCCATCAATTCTTTGATTTCATTCCACTTTGCGATCACTTGATTGTCAGTTTCCATTATGTAAGATCCTCCACCGACAATGATACCACTCTGGTGTAGTCTGTAAAACAGACATGGCTCTTGAGTCACACTGAATGGTTATGATAATGCAAGTAAAAATTCCGGAGGAAACATTGCTGCATTGGTTCGATAAAAGCGAAGCCAGTCTGCGTCGAGAATGTATGACGTGGCATGATCAGCCTCGTTGCGGATAGATCGACCCAAAGCTTGAATGATTGTACGTGCCGTCTGGCATGCATACCAACTTGAATTCCTGGCTTTTCGAAGTTGAATAACCTTGTCACCTAGGTATGGGAAAGGTACTTTGCATAGGATCTGAAACCTGCTGGCGTCGTCAGCTAAGTCAACACCTTCAGTCATTGAAGGACTAACTAGAACTGTTGGATTGGGACTCTGCAGGTGCAAGTGAATTGTTTCTTCGCGATTCTCGCTATTATGCAGCAACAAACGTGTCGATTTGACGTGATCAATGAGGTACTGCGCCGTCTTATATGTCCCGGCATGGATGATGCCCTTGTCGGTCTTGTGTAACTCAAGCAAGTCCTTGACTGTCGCTGCGAGCTTGGGCAATGTCTGGTCAATGCAATTCATTGACATGCTACCCACACCCAAGTAATGGATAGGACGATTTTCAACAGGAAATGGCGATGGTAATTTGAGGTAGGCCACATCGGAAGGAACCACGCCTATCGACTTGCAAAAGGTGTCCTTGTCAACGATTGATGCTGACATCATGATGACACGACTACCAAATCGATAGAGGTGTTCATGACCAAATCCTGACACATCAACGGGTTTAAACTCAAACTTGCGCCCGCCACGGGCTTCATTTGCCGGCGTCTTGACAGGATTCATAATCCAATTGGTAGGATCATAAGTTTCGATGAAGCGATTGACCTTACACAAGTGCTTGTCGAGCATCTCAAATTTCTTGCTAACGTCACCCAATCCAGCGGTCGCAACGTTATCAAAGTGTACGGACAACTTTTTGCCCAGCTCATTCATTGACTTGGTCACGGCCTTCTTGTAAGGCCCGCTGATCCACGTAATGACATCCTCAGGAGTGTTCAGCTTGGGTACCTTACATCCCAGTTGCTTAGCAAACCTCTCCGAGAAGGTTACTTCAACGAATTTTCCCAACTCTGACTCGATGTTATGTGCCTCGTCAATTATCATTAGTGATCTTGGTTGCAACTGCTTGGCATACATCGTCTCAGCCATGAAA